GGACCTCCAACAACATAACCATCAACAAATATAAATCCAGGAGTAATAAACTTCTCTCCCGATTTCATGATATGAACTTGGTGCTTGTATGGATCTGTAGACGGGAATATCAATGCGCTTCCAGCCTTTGGCTTTGCAGTAAATGTAACCATGTCTTTTGTTCTTGGATCTAGCGCATCATCTGGTGGTCTAAGATGACCATTCATTTCTAATCTCAGATCTTCTGGTCTGATAACAAATGATATCTCTCCGCCTTCGTAGTCATCATTCCAATAAATAATAATCGACCACTCTAAGCTGTTATCTCCAGCCTGTCTATCAAAGTGTGCACCCATTGCACAACCTTCAATATATTTTTGGATACCTACAAATGGTGATACGTTTGGAACTCCCTTAAGTCCTCTATCAACAATGAAAGACTCTGATATATTTTTAATAGCATTTCTAATTGTTGATATTATGAAGTCTACGTCTTTTCTTATATCTTCATCTAAATTTTCTACCTCAGAAAGATTAAAGTCTTTCTTCTTTCCAAAAATGTTACCATCTCTACTGCTTGAATTCCAGTTTTTCCAGCTTGGGATAACCTTGTGAACTCTTTCATCAGAATCTAGCTTATTGATTAAATCAATAATTGCTTGTGGATTCTCAATTACATCTGAGTACATGTAAACATTTTCATGTAATTTTTCTTCTAGCTTCATTAGTCGTTCTCCTCTATTTTGTATTTATTTCCGTCTAGATCTATTCTGTATCCTTCTTTTAATGCCTCTTGCCATTCCGACTTTATAACTTCTTGCTCTTCTCTAATCTTTTTCATCTCTGCATCCCAAGCGTCTATTGTTTCTTGAGGATAGGATTCTGGAGACCTATTATCCCAAAATGATCCTAGAGTATATCTTATGCCAGAAGTTATCATTGTAACCTCATGAGTATTGTCAAAGCCTCCTGCAAAAGCCGCTAGGGTTCCAGTCTCTGGGATAAGTGTATGATTTTGCTTATTAAATATTAGATGACCGCCCTCAAACTCATCATTTAAATACAGAAAAGCTGCGTATCTACTTCTTTCAAATGGACCAGTGTTTCCCTGCAAATCAGTGTTATCTGAGTGCTCTTTTGCGTAAGCGCCAGGCTCCCATTTTTGAGCATGAAATCCAATTTTATAAATATCTGAAGAAGAGTTTCCGTGAACTTCAGCAACTGCATCAATAATTTTGTTTTGAAGTGTAGAGAAGAAATCTGAAGGTAAACCAAACTGCTCTAGCTCTTCATCTCCATCTTGCGGAAGCACCGAAGAGTATGATTCATAAAATGTAATAGGTGTCCAAGATAGCTTTTCATTTGCAACTTGAGCTTCTAAAATATCTATAACCTTTTGAGATTCTTCTTTAGTCAAAAAGTCTTTAAATACTAAAATGTCTGTGGTTAGTCTTTCTGAAGTACTCATTATTTTATTTCCCCATCTATAAGTGTTCTATAATATTTCTTATTTGGATCTGGCTGATTTTCTCCAGTATGCTCTAGAATTTCCCAAAAGAACGGGCAGGTATATCTGATAGCACCTTTAATTTCTGTTACACCATGAATATAATTCATGTCACCTGGGAAAAAATAAGCTGCTCCCTTTTTAGGCTTAAACTGAACTCCTTGAAGAGGGAAGTATAGTTCTCCGCCTTCGTAGTCATCATTTAAATAAAATAAACTTGAAAGATCGTAGTAAGGGAAATCGTTTGGCATGCCGATATCTGGAAGTTCATGAAGCTCTTTGTCTGCATGAGGATTTTGGAATTGGCCAGGCAGCCATCTAACAATTGTTGTTCCAGTTGGAGTAACTCTTACTTTGTAAAATTCTTCAACAATAGGCTTAAGCCTTTGGAAAAGTCTTTCAAGAACTGGTCTAATCTCTGGATCATTTTTATCTAAAGATGGGCTTGTGCAAACCCTGTCTTTCCAGTAGTTAGCATCATACACGGTTGTGCCATTTTCATTAACATGGCTTTCTGTTACATCCCAAATGGTAATTTTTCTAGCAGCTGCCTCAAGGAATTCTATTTCTTCTTGTGTCATAAAATTTTCAAGCTCGACAATCATATCCTTGCTTGTGCCAAAAAACCCAGATGGCGTAAGGGATGGTGTCTTGTAGACTACTGTTGCTTCTTGGTTGACTTGATTCATATTATCATTATATCATTTCTTGTTGCCAGATGTAAGGTCATTAATTTTTAGCTTTAAAGACTTTAGTTCATGATTACCCATGCTAGTCCCATCATAGTCTACAGCATCTCTATAGAAGTTAGTAAAATCTCCTCTTTTGGAAATTTCATCCCAGACTTTTAGTCTTTCATCTACCTTTTTTTGATCGTGCGTAAAAACTTTATCTTTAATCTCTAAATCAATACCTTGGTATTCTTTTAAAGACATTGGGATAAATGTAGCTACTGGCATTCCTGCTGGTATCTTAATTACTGTATTTGGCCTTGTAATTTTCCATGCAATTGGAATTGCTTCCTTTAAAACAGATGTTGATATTATTGTTGTAAATGGGGTGGCTCCATCCACAAAAAAGTTTGGTGGCACTATTTGCAACATTGACATATTTTCATCTGACTCAAAGAAGAATCCAGAATAAAAGCTAACAGTTCCATTAGCCCTTTGAGTAGTACAGACATGGCCTGGGTCTTTTAATATGGTTACGTGGTCTGGAGTCGTATCTGATATCCCGTCCCAAATAAACTCTATGTCATCTAAAAAAGAAATAGACCATCCAATTGTATTTGCTAAAGATACTGGAAAGCATTTATATGCATGAGCATTTAAAGTCTCATCCATCCAATCTCTTTTAACTTTTGTTTGTTCAATTTTTGAACGAGTTACATTATTTTTGTAGGCTGTTATTTTCATTTATCTCATTATCCCACTTTGGATCATACATTTCTTGAGTATGAAACTTTTTGCTATAATCAAGCATTGTAACTATAGAATACTTTGTTCCCTTTGTTACCGCTTTTGCTTGGTGAGGATACATAAAGTTAGATGGGAAAACATATAAGTCTCCCGCTTTTGGCTTAATATCTAACCCTTGAAGTCTAAAGTATAATCCGCCATCATCATAATCATCATTTACATACCCTACAAGAGAAACTACACAGTTGTATGAGTAACCATGATCTTGGTGCTCCATAAAGTGTTGACTTTCTCCATATTTAATAAAGTTAAAAGCTTCCCAATACTTAAGCTCCATTATATTGTGTGCTTTACAATAATCTACAACTGCTGGATACTGAACATCATATACATCCTGCCACAATTCTTTTAGCTTCATTGCATCTTCGGTTTTATCTAAAGCAATATCACTTTTTTTAAATTTAAAATCTACACAATCTCTATAGTCTGGCATTAATTGTTGATATCCAACATAAGCTGGCTGGAAGGTATATCTTTTTTCTTTAGTTCCTACTGGCCCAACAGAATTTTCAAGCCTATTGATAATATCAAGTTCTTTTTTAAGTACGTCTCTATAAACAAATATACCTGGGGCTAGCTGCTCTTTGCTGCTCCAAGTAGGGGCTATGCTTTTAGTTTCTGTTGTCATTTATACTCTCTCTTTTTCCAAATTTTTGATTTATAAACTCCACCGTCGGGCTGACGATAAAATTTTGCATTGTCTATTAATCTTTTTTGCATTTCGTTTACACTTAAAAACTCTATATCGTGATCCCAGTCTTCTCTTTTAAACGGTAATATTTGTAAAAATGGGGTGCCTTTTGGCACTGTTCCTTCCCAATCCTTTGCAATAAAAAATGGAAATGTTCCTAGTAGATGAACCTTATCTGTATCTACAACTCCGCTTGTATTCAAAAATGGTAAATCGAATCTATTCATCGGAGTCATAAACAAAGCGCTGTATCCCTCTGGAACCTGAATGCCCCATTCTGGGTACCAAGCAAAGTGCTCTTCATAGTATCCAATTGGAGATGGGAACTGATCCATTGGAGTTCTTTCTGAGACAAAACCGATATGCTTTTTGTCTTTTACATCAACTCTTATTTTACCATATTTGTCTTTTTTAAATTCTAAATCACATGGGGTGCTTAGGACATATCCTGTCATAAAAGCATCTAATATTGCTGGGCAGGCTTTCCATGTTGGAATTTTACCATAGTCATTTGATGTTCCTTCTCTTGGAACTGGACAAATTTCTTTTGTTGCCTTATAGTATTCTCCGTTTGGCATTTTTGCAAACCTATCCGCTTCTTTATACCAATCTGGGATAGTACTCTGTGTAGGCTTTGGCAAAGATGAGCTGAACTTATTTAGCCATGGTCTAAATGGCTGAAACAATATTTTAATATTTTTGTCCGCCGTTTTCTTCATCGTGATACAAATCATTGTAGTCCATCATGATAACCACAGAATATTTTGTCCCTGATTTTATATTTAGTGATGCATGCTCATAAACAAAATTAGAAGGGAAAAGAATTATGTCCCCCGCTTGTGGCTTTAAAGTAATACCATGTCTTGGAAATTCAATCTCTCCGCCTTCGTAATCATCGTTTAAGTAAACTACAGCTGAAACTGTACATGTGTAATATGGACCATGATCTGCATGAATTTTAAAATACTCTCCTGGCAAATATTTAACAAAGTTGAAAGCTTCTTTATATTTAATGTTAAAATTCCACAATGACTCATAATGTCTTAAAGTTTTATCAAGGGAAACGTTTACTAGATCATAGCAATTTTTTAGAACTTCGCTGTCTTCAATATATTTTCCAACGTGGTCTCTTTTATATTTTAAATCATAGCAATTTCTTGCATGGTCTGTTCTAGTTTCTCCATTGACTGTAGCTCCATGCCACTTGATGCCCCTTTTATTTAAAGATATTTCTTCTTCTAGGCTATTAATTATATTTTGGCAAGTTTCTTTATCTATTGCATTTCTGTACAAATTTATTCCATAATGAAGATTTGTGCACAAAATATCTGAACCAATATTTTTTTCTTCTAGCCTAGAATTTGCATTTTCAATTCTAGGCAACTCATACCATTCCATTTTTTCTCTTTTCGACTATTAAATCTTATCACACTTTGCAGTAAAAGAAAAGTGTTTATGCCTACTAATTAATTATTAGTAGGCACCCCATCCGCCGAAGCTTGGGAAGAACGGACCGCCGAAGCTTGGGAAGAACGGACCAAATGATGGGAAGAACGGGAACGAAGGTCCGAAGGATGGGAAGAACGGGAACGAAGGTCCGAAGGATGGGAAGAACGGAGCCTTAAATCCTGGGAAGAACGGTGGGAAGAATGGTGGGAAGAATGGTGGGAAGAACGGGAAGAACGGTGGGAAGAACGGTGGGAAGAACGGTGGGAAGAACGGTGGGAAGAACGGGAAGAACGGTGGGAAGAACGGTGGGAAGAATGG